AGGGGAGAACATCGTTAGCATTAGTAACTAATTCTTCTCTTCTTCTCCAAGGAAATTCTGTATCAAAAATAAGTCCTTGTATTACAGACAAATGTTCTTTGTCTAAAAAATTATTTATTATTTTATAACTCATTTAAAAGGGTTTCCTAGATTCCAAGCCACTAAACTATATCTTGTGCCTTTTGTTATAGGCTTAACTCTATGCCAAACAAAAGATGGAAAAACTACAATAGAACCTTTCTTTTTAACTTGTTCACAAACAATCGGATCTGTTTTTGTTTTATCTTTAAAATCAAATTCAAGTTCTCCGCCTTCGTACTCTGTGGCATCATTTAAACATAAAGTCATCGATAGTTTTCTAATTAATCCTTTTCTCCATGGCGGTTCTTTGTAAGGTGTTTTCCAAGAATCACAATGCCAACCGTAGTGTTGGTCTAATCCATATCTAGTAAATTGACAACTTTCTGTATTTGACAATTCAAAATTCCAACCGGCGTTTTGATTTGCTATAGTAACGTATGGGTAAATTTCTTTAAATATCCAAGGCTCTGTTAAAAAAGAAACTGAAGAATTACGGTGTTTTTTTAATTTGTTTTCGTCTTTTTCCGTTAGTTTTTTTATGTCGTTGAAATCTCCTGTAATGGCAAGTTTAGATTCTTTGCTTGTGCCGTATTTTATTATATCATCACACACCCGAGAAGGTATTACAGAATCAAACCACCAATAGTAATTTCTTAAATTCATTTTAATATTATTTAAACGTAGCTATAAAAAGTATTCTTTCTTCATTTGGTTTACTAAATTCTTGAGCATGATAACTCATCCCTTTAAAAAATACAACTTTATTTTTTTTAGGCGTTATCTCATGTTTAAGTGTATATTGATTACTATCCACATTTTCAATTTCAACTGGTTTTGTTTCTTCGTATTGTTCGTTAAATATTAAAGTATTCCCAGATGCATTGTTTAGATATAGTATCATTACATAATGTGGAAAACTATGGTCGACATGTAAATTTCCATGTTTAGCTGAATTATGAAAAGTCATATTAATATTCATTCTTAATAGTTTATTAACTTTAATATTAGATTGTTCACATAACCTATTAAAAATTTTTTTAAAATAATCATAGTGTGGAGAGTTAATTCCAAGATTAAGGTCTGACAAAGTATGAGAATTAAAATAAAAATTATTTAAATTAGAAGGTCTGTAAAACCAAGGAAAGCTATAATCTTTTATGATATTTTCAATATTTTCAATATCACCTTGTGGTAATATATCTAATTTTTCAAGGATCACTTATCCCAGTTTACCGGTAAGAACGTATAAATAATGTGCTTGCATATTCCACACCCCACCTTGATTAGTTGCAGGTTCACTAGATTCTTTAAATATGACTTTTCCAGATCCACCAGATCCGCCTGGATATTGTCCTGGACCTGGTGTTCCAGGTTGCTGACCCCAGCCGCCTCCGCCGCCTCCAGTATTTGCTTGTCCATTTCTTCCTGAAACGTTAGGTCCAGATGAACCTCCTCCACCAGAACCTCCAGATGCAGTAGGATTACCATAAGCTCCACCGGCTCCACCTCCACCAAAAGTTGCTCCACCTTCAGGTGCTGGAATTACAGGTGTCATATCTCTACCAGCTCCGCCGGCTCTTCCGCCAGGTCCGGGTTGTCCAGCTCCGCCAGCTCCTCCGCCACCCCCAGTTTTTGCTGGGTTAGCAGACATTGGCCATTGTTGATAACCACCATTACTTCCTTCAGATGGACTATATCCTCCTGCATTACCTTGTCCTACACCAGAATTACCTGGTCCTCCAGCGGATCCAGATCCTCCTGGTTGACCGTTTTGGTTATTACCTGGGGGTCCGCCACCACCACCAGTACATATAAATATTGGACTAGGAGCAGGTCCTATAAAAGTATTTGAGCCATCAGCTCCTGGACCATTATCTCCGATTGATTGGCCCGCACCACCACCACCAATTGTAACATCTACAGAAGATCCTGGGTTTGCTATATTTGTTGCACTTCTAACACCTCCAGCACCTGCGCCAGATGAGTATCCTTGAGCTCCAGCTCCACCTCCGCCAGCGACGGTAACTACAGTTAAATCAGCACTTCCCCCTTGAGGAGAAAAAGTTCCATCAGCGTTAAATGTTGTAAAAGCTTCGGAAACCGCTGCGCTAGGTGTGTATGCTAAAGCTGTGTAACCACCATTGTCTCTTAGTGTGTTACCAGCTTTAGTGCTTGTTAAATAATTTAATGTTGTAACTACTGTTGCCATATTATTGTATATCCCATTGTTCTGTTGATGGATTCCAGTAAGCTATACTACCATCATCTGTTTCTTTTTTACAGTGCCATCTTTGATTATCTTCATCCCAAACAAATAAAGTCATCCATTCTTCAGAAGGTCCTTCTGTTGGATTGTTTGCTAAAGGAGATACCCAATCGTTAGTAGCATTTAAAATCCAACTTGAATAAGGTTTTGGTTGAACAAATTCATCTCTAACCGAATCATACGTTGCACCTATTTGAGGATAAGCTTTTCTAAAAGAACCATTGTAAGAACATTGTTTCCATGAAACAATTCCATTATCTACAGTCCAAGGTTTTCCACCATGAAAGTTTTGACACCAAGTTTCACCATCAACATGCATATTGTTTTCTCCTAGTGGTCCGTCTGATGTTTCTATATCATTAGACACAACAGAAATACGCATAACTTTGTTTTCTGAGTTTAAGTGAGCAAAATGAGCCATAAGCTATTCCCCTCTATTACGCGTCGTTTAATACTTCGTAAGATATGTAAAGATCTAAATCTCCAGAAGCACTAGCTCCGCCTTTTAGAATGTCTGCTTCCATTAAATAGATTGGAGAGTCTACAAGTACAAGAGTAGAGTCAGCTGGGACTGATACTGTTTTTGCTAGATATACTGTTGCAGCACCTGTTGCTGATATACCTGTTGCACCATTACCCATTCCGTCAACAAATAAATCTACATCTGCTGCACTAGAACCGTCTACGTTTGCTACAGTAATTCTGTTAACTTTTAATATTACGTCTGATGCAACTGTTAGTAAAGTTGCTGTTAAAGTATTTGATAGATTAAAACCGAGGTTACCACCATTGATTGTTGCTACATTTACTATATTCGGGTTTGCCATAATTTATTTTCTCCTTGTGTTATTCTTATCCGAAAACCATTGCCATTGCAATAGCTTTTCCTACTGTTGATACTTCATTTCCGTCATACTGCAAAGTACCTGTACCTTTAGGTACTAAATTAATACCCACATTAGTCTCTCCAGAAGCTGTAAAAGAAGGACTATTTCCAGTAGCTGCATTTGCGTATGTTAATTCATTAACTGCTGAACCTGTAGCTGTTAATAAAAATAATTCATTACCATTCGTATCTAAAATTGATGTTCCAATTTTAGGAGCGGTTAGAGTTTTGTTTGTTAGAGTTTGAGTACCAGTTTCTGTTACTGTACCTGCTGGTGATAAAGCTGCATCATAAACACCTGTGTTTGTTGCAACACCATCAAGATAAATAAGTTTGTATCCTTTGTCAGTAGCTGAAAAAGTAACTGTTGCACCTGAACCAGATACTGCTTTTAATTGCAGTGTGTATGCTCCTGACGTACTATTTTTAATAATGTAAATATTTTCTGTAAGTAATGGAAAAGTTACAATTCTTGCTCCAGATATTGTTCCTGTTAATTCTATAACTCTTTGTTGAGCTGTACCAGTTAAAGCACCGTCTGCTATTGTTAAAGCTGTTGGTGTTCCTGAATCAGTTACGGCTTGAGAAAGATATCCACCTGTTAATTGTTCAATTAAACTTAAGTTAGCGTTTGTTTTTGTTCCCCAAGTACCAGCGTTTTCGCCGGTTGCCATTAATTCTAGACCGAGATCCGTATAAGTTGATGCCATAATTTTGTTCTCCTATTAAGCTGCGTGGTTAACGTCTGTATACGATGTATTACCTGTTATGTCAACATCTTGATACCCAATCGTTCCTAAACCTACAGTATTTATATTAGCAGTAATCGATTGTCCTGTCAATCCTACAGTAACGTTTGCTATAGTTATTGCTCCTACTTCTGCAGTTGAAGTTACGCCACTTATACCCACCCTCATGGCATCTGTAGTAGTTGATCCTACTGCACCTTTTAAAACTACTCCTGTTAAATCAATTAATTCTTCTGAGCCTATGGTTATAGATCCAACTTGTGCTGTCGCTGTTACACCAGATGGTGATGCAATTGTGTTTGGTAAACCTGTTGCTGATCCTACTGCAGCAGCTGCTGTAAGACTTGATAAACCTTGTTGGTGATCTGCACCATTATTTATACTTAAAGTTCCTAAACCAGCTCCCATTGTTACAGAACCGATTGTAAATACCATATCTAATCTACTAATTGTTAACGACCCTACTTCAGCAGATGCAGTTTGACCAGTTGGTACAATTATACTTTCTGGATTAAATGCAAATTCTCCACCCCATTGTCCATCACCAAATGAGTTTATTCCCCAACCTTCTGGTCCAAGAGATGCAGACATTGATAAACCATCGATTGCAACAGTCGTAGTATTTTGTCCCCAGTTACCTACACTCCATTCATCCGCTCCCCAACCTTCTTCAGATTGTGCATAAGGTAAGGTACCTAACTCCGAAGTTATGCTAAAACCAGTAAGTGGAATTACAGGACTAAAACTTTCACCCCAAGGTTCTTGGCCCCATTCATCTCTACCCCAACCTTGTTCAGATGAAGAAACTAATGTACCGAGTTCTGCACTAAAAGATAAACTTGTTAAAGTTACCGAGTTACTATCTTGATTACCAAATTCAAGTTCTCCCCAAGCCAACATTCCCCAAGAATCAGCCTCTACGGTGTTTGCTTGTCCACCCATTCCTGAGTGAGCTGTACAATAATAATAAAGAGTGGGTGCGCTGGCTGCAACTACGATTTGTGTATATGCTCCTGCTTGACCAGGAGTACCATTAGTAGTTACACCTGTAGTGTATTCATCTCCTCCAGAATGCGAACCATCGCTTGTTGTAGAAAACCTAAACGGGTGACTAGAATTAGAATTATCTGATTGATCAAACTTATAAGTTGCAGTTTCAGCTAAATTTAATGTGTCTTGTTGTACGCCATCAATAAAATACTTATTGCCGGAACCGGTGCTTACTACCGTTACTGTGAAAGTTCTGGTTACAGACATAAGGATTTACTCCCTATGCTGTTAGTCTCAGAATAGCAGACGATGCGTCGTTAGTTGGAAACTGAATTGTAAAAGTTCCTGAAGAAACAGTTTTGTCTCCACCAAAAGCTACAACACATACAGCTTCTGTAGTACCAGATCCGCCGTTAGCTTGTGTGTTATAAATTAAACAACCATTCGCTGTGAAAGACGCTGAAGTGAAAGATGTATCAGAAAAATCTGTGAACGCAGTTGTAGAAGTTAAACCTACGCCAGTGTTTACAAGAGTATTTCCACCTGTTGTGTATCCATTACCATTTGCTACTTCATTAGAAGTTGAATAATCTGTAGTTGCTGCACCTAAAGATGCTGAACTTGTGTATAAAGCAAGTTTAAAAGTATCTCCACCTGATCCGTTAGCATCAAAGTCGTGATAACCTTGTAGTAATTCTTTTTTAAAACTTGAACAAACTGCTGATGATATTGCCATAATATTTATCTCCTAATTTTTTTATGGTGAAGGTGACTTAACTTCTATTCTAACTGTACCGTCAGTGTAATCGTCTCGTCTTCTTCTCCCAATTTGCATTCCTGCAAACTGTTGTATGCCTGTTTTATATTTATTTTCGTATAATGTCAACATATCCATTGGACCTTTTAAAAATGCAAATGCTTCTACCAAACAAGCATATAATAAGATTTGTGGCATGTAGTTACTAAGATAAGTATGAGAATTACCTCCACTACCTGTACCAAGTCCTACTGGCATTTTGTTA